TCAACATCCCCTGAGGGAGTACGTTGTCGATGTCGCGAGTCGTCAGCTCCTTCGGTTCCTGCTGGTAGTAGAGCTTCGCCTGCTTCACATCCTCAGCAGTGAGTCTGTCGAAGCGCGCGAGCGCCTCCTCCTTGTCGATGTACTCCTCGTTGGAGCACCAATCCGCGTCGAGGTAGTCCTCGATGGCCGACACATTGGTCGCCACCTGCATGCGCTCGCACGGAATGAAGTCGATACACAGCAGCTTGTTGATCGCGAGCTCGATCTTCTCGGTCAGACTGAGCTGGAGGGCGTTTTTCTCGGCGATTGCGGCGTCGATCTGGTCAGGCGTCATGCCCTTCGGGTCCTCCAACAGCTTTTGCTGCGCGTGGAGGTGGCCGAGCGACTCCTGAACGTCGTTCAGCGCCTTCTCGGTCTGAGGCTGCGGGACCTTCTCGCTGATGAGGTTGACCTTGAGCCAGCCCTCGGCGGTGCTCATCACCGCGCGTACGCTCTTGCGGGCCTGCTTTTTCAGCTTGCCGCGCTCCCACAGCTTCGACACGACGATTTCGAGCGTCTTGGCGAACTGATCCATGGGCATCGTGTTGGATTCGTTTACCTGCGGGGCCTTCTTGATGCTCACGTCCGGGTTGCGGGCGTAGAGGATGGACACGAGGATGTCGATGAAGGCGCCGATCAGGTTGGTTGTCACCGCCCAAGCCAGGTCCGAGGTGCCGGCGGCGTAGCGGCGGTCGATGGCGACCTGTTTGCGGAAGTTCTCATCGAACTTGCGGGCCAGATCGTACGTCGCCCAGAACTTTTTGACGAGGGCCTCCTCCTTTGGATCAGCCCCCGATTGACCGCGGGGCTGATCCACGCCCTGCGAGTCCATGCCGCCACCAGCCGCTTGCGTCGGATCAGTCTGAATGCCGGCCAGTCCTGAATGGAGGCCGTTGTCTGCGCCCGAAGTCGTCATGCTAGAAGTACCTTACCTTCGGTTTCTGGTTGCGGTCGTTGTAGGTCAACCATTCCTCGGTAAACGGGATGAGGAGGGGCCTACGACTCGGCAATGGTATATTGGCCTCGTGCATCTTGTCTACGCCGCGTCCAATCAGGCCGCAAACGTCGGCCGCGTCGTCCCAACGACCCCCCGGAAACTTGATGAGCTGGTCGATCACGTGGTCGGTCCAAGCCCTTTTGATGGGGAAGTGCACCGTCTTGGCCGCCGCGCGGGCGTGGAACGCCTGAAGCTTGACCGATTTGTCGGTCATGGAGGGTAGTTGCTCGATCAGGACGAACTTCTGGGCGAGGCGCATGGACTGGCGGATAGACGGCCCGATGGCCTTGTCGATCAGCCCGCCTTCGTTGAACCACCGGGTCGGCCGGTAGATCCCGACGAACTTCTGGAACGCCGCGATGCCCTTGTCCGTCTCGCACTGCGCGTACCACCAGTCGATGAACCAGAGGTCCCCGATAGCGTCGATCCCGACCACACCGTGCTCGGTGAAGTCGGGCTCCTTCTTGCCCGGCTCCGGCTCCATCGTGGCGTAGTCGCTGGCGCCGTATATGCGCAGCGATGACGGCAACGCGTCGAGGTCACTGTAGGTTTGAATGGTCATACGCGCGGGAGGTCTGGATCGTAAAGGCGGAACATGTCCCGATGGAAATGGATGCCGGCTAGTGGAGCCGGTCGTTGCTGGAACAATGCGTTCCACGTGCGAGCGGCACGCGGATTGTCTTCCCATGAGCGCCAGTGATCACGAGGAAACCATTCTGGCCAGAGATACTCACCGGGTTTACGGCCAAGAGGATCATCAACCCGCTCTGCTTTCGCAGGTATACAGAGCACTTTCCAGTACTGTCCGTCTCGACAATGTATGAGTCCACTTTCGCCCTCGTAGTTCTCTGGGAGGATGGAGCCGGCGAGGTCCATTTCGGACCACCGCGTCTGAATGAGCAAGCACCACATCTTGGGCTTCGCTCTGGTCAGAACCGTGTCGATGTACTCCTGATAAATCTTCTCGCAGATCGCACTTGAGTCGGCCTGCTCGCGGTTTGCTACCGGGTCGTCTATGACAAATCCGTCTGCACGGTTACCCGTAATTCCGGCGAGCAGGCCGGCGGCCATCATGCCCGAACCGTTGGTGAGCTGCCAGTCGTCCACCGCGCGCTGATCATCCAACAGCCGCGGCCGCGAGTCCCACAGCGAGGTGTAGATGTTCTGCTTGACGATGGCACGGACCTTGCGCGACTGCTTTGCCGCGATGCCCGTGGCGTAAGAGCCGAGAATGATCTGCTGGTTCCGCTTGCGCCCCATGGCCCACGACGGGGCGACGACCGAGCCGTACGTGGACTTGGCGCTGCCCGGCGGGGCGAAGATCATCAGCCGCCCGCGCGGGGTCTCGATGCACTCCTGAATGGCCATCATCATCACGAGGTGGTGCAGCGCGACGCGCTCGTCGATGGGCGTGTAGAGCGTCGGCTTCGCCTCGATCAGATTGCGCTCGCCGTCCTCCACGTCGTCCAGCGGATCGTCCTCGTCCTGCCCGAAGATCGGCACGCCTGGAATATCGAGCGCTTGGCTGTACTCAGCAAGCGATTTCTGGGACCTCTGGCGCCGCAGCTTCTCGATGGCAGCTTGCGCGGGGGTCAGTTGGGGGCGTTCAGCTTCGGTCATTCCAGTAACGGGTCCTTGGCTGGTGCGGGCAGGGCGCGCTTCTCGATGGCCTCCCACTCCGCGTCGATGATGGCGTCGAGCTCCTCGTTCGTGTACAGCGCGGCCGCCTGCCGGGAGCGCTGCGCCGCCGGGATGGCGATGACGGCCTGCGTGGCCTTGCCGTAGCCGCGGTCCAGTATGGCCTCGGCGGCCCGGATGCGGTCTTTCGTCTCCTCCGCCGTGTTGTCCATGATGTCGGCGAGCGTGCTGATAGCGCGCTCCCCGTGCTCACGGGCGTGGGCGTCAATCGACTTGCGGCGTGGAGGGCTCGACATCGGGGTAGTGTATCAGCGGGTTGTCCGCGGCGGCAATATCGCACGCCATGACCTTCACCAAGAACATAACCGCCACCACCCCGGCCGCAACCTGAAGCCCGAAGACGACCCACCGGGCGGGCACGTCCTCGTCTTCATCCTCCGGCTGGCCGAAATACCAGCGCACCCCGAGCCACTTCACGATCATTAAAGTGGACTCTCAACATTGCGCGGCGACTCGCTGAGCGGCCCGACAAGCGCTTCGGTTCTCTGGAGTATGGGATTTTTGAGAATCGTCGGCGCCTGCGCCCCCGGCCGGGGAGCAACCTGGAACTGGATGTGGATGTCCCGGTGGACGTACGAACCGAGCCAGTAGCCGGCCAGCAGGCCGATGGAAAACACGAGCCACAGAACCATTGCAGCGAGGCGCATTACTTGGTTTCCTTTCGCGGTTGGGTGGGGCAGGAGACGCCGGGGACCCCGTACTCCTCGGGAATCGCGACGCCTTCGTACGTGACCATGTACTTCATGGTGACGGTGTACGCCTGATACTCGATCAGGAACAGGTCCGGGCACGTGGTGGGATGGAATCCATTGTGGAACTGGAGCCAGTGCGTGAGCTCGTGCACAGCGATGGTGTTCGCCGAATCCTCGGCGTCGCTCCTGATCACGATGCGCTCGGGCCGGGTCCCTATGTTCGCGTCGTTCGTGGTCGGCCACTCGTAGAAGCCGAGCAGCGGGCACATCAGAACGTGAAGCGGGTCGTCGCCGCCGCACTGATCCTTCGCCATCTCGGGCGCGGTCACTTCGGTGACGACCGGCGTCGGCGCATCGGCGGGAATCGGATAGCCACTGAGCTGAGACGCGATCAGCAGCAAAGATTTTACTTGGGAACCCATCATTACCGTTGGCACGAAAATTCTCCTCGTAGCTTTTATGGTCAGCGCACTTCGTAGCTCAGCAGCCTCCGAGTCTCGAACCTAGCACACCCCCCGGCGTCTGCAAATAGCTACGTGCCTTTGGGTCCCTCGAAGACACCCCGGTGGGGGTCGCAATTACCGTGCCAGCTCCGAACTCGCCCCGAACTCAAAAACGATTCGCTCCGGGCGCAGACACTACGTGCCGGCTCGCTCCTCGCCACGCCCAAGTACGAAAAGGGCTCCCCACCCCCGGCTCATACCCTCCGCGTATTCGACGCGCAGCTCGACGCCGATCGCCGACCGCCCGCAGCCCCGGCTTGGCACGCTTCTTGCATGGGAGCGAATCGCCCTCCCGCCTGGTTTGACATAGCGTTGGCACGATTCTTGCGAGCGTATGCAAGAAGCGTGCCATGTCCCGCATGCGGCCGGCCCGGCGCCGGGACACGATGCGGGACACGCGTAAGCGCTTGTATCTATTTGCTCTGTCCCGTATGTCCCGGATATACCGTTAAATAATAACTTATTGGATTATATATAAATTTTATAGCCGCGAGTAGCAAATGGGCGGATTTGCCGGTACATGCCGGGATACCGGGACAAACCGCAACCTTGCAAAAACCATGCCAGCGTGACGTTTTTGTCACATTGTGACCAAAACCGTCGGAAAACTTGACACTTTGCGTCACATCGGCCGGGCCGTAAAAACCTAACTGGTTGATTTACCAGAGAAAACCTTCGTTGGCACGGATGGTGCATTATCCTAGACCATGGAAACGAAGACACTTGAGCAGATTCTGGCGGAGAGAGCAGCGCAGCATGCGGCCGGAGTGCCGCTGACACCGCTGCCCCGCCTTGGCAAGCCTTCCCGCGGCGCGCGTAGCAGCGCCACATGGCGCAAGCGCCGCGAGCAGACCCCCCGCTAACCCTAAGGAGCACGGACAGATGACCAACGCCCAAGTAGCTGCCCTGATCCGCAAAGCACGCCATGTCTACATGGACGCGCTAGCAGCCCACGACACGATTCCGGTGCGCGTCTACAAGAACGACGTGCTGGATATGCTGAGCCGAGATCCGACGGGCACGGCGTTTGAGGCTAACCTGCATTTTGATGGCACCCTGTACATCCACCCCGCACACTAGGAGCACAGACGATGGCACTCACCAAAAGCTTACACACGGTCACCGCGGCGACGAACGTCGCCAAGCTGATCATGCGCACCGACCGCGGGCAGACGGTCGTCAGCGGCGCTGCCTTGGCCGCCAAGGCGCTCGAAGCCTTGGGGCAGGCCCTTGATGGCAGCGAGACATCACAGCGCATCATTGCGAACTGCAAGGCGCTGGTAGGCTCGGACGGCTGAGCACAGCGTGCCCGGCACTGCGTCGGCAGTGTCGGGCGCAGTGTCCTCACTCACAACGGAGCATATGACCATGAAAGCGAAAGTCCTCCCCACTGCCGGCGGTTTCCGCGGCGCCTTGTTCGTCAACGGTGCGGTGCGCTGTGTCACCCTCAAGGTGTTCACCGACCGCAACCGGGCCGCGCTCGCGGCGCTCGACCTTCTCACGGCGGCGCTGTGAACCGTCAGGCAACCCGTTTCCTTAACTCACTCTGTAGGAGTACCCGCACCATGTTTACCCTCGCACTCATTTCAGCTTGGATCACAGCGGCAGTCTGCGCGGCGCTCGCGCTGAGAGGCTAGCGGTCAGGGGCTCTGCGGAGCCCCTACCCGATGCCCTCTCACAACGGAGACACTGACAGATGACTACAGACACGCAAGCGCCGCTCCCGCTAGACACGGAGCGCGCGGAACGCATCGCGGCATTCGCTGCGTTGCGCGCCGCGGTACGCATGGCCATTGCGGCCGGCTTTAGGCGCGAGCCCATTACGCGCACTGTGCAGCGCATCGACGGCACGGCGTCCGCGGCCGGCGGTTGGCGTCGCACCGATTGGCGCGGCCCGTACGCGTACAGCATCATAGCTGCGGCCGGCGAAGATGCGCCGTGGCACGCCGTGGAACTGACGGCGCCTCAGCGCGCTGTATTCGGGGATGCGCGGTACTTGTGGCGCACGTCGAGCGATGGTGCCCGCTTTGAGTACGATTCGGGCCGGTACGAACCGGAAACGAACACGTGCGAAGCGTGCGACCATGTGGGACCGACAGAGGACGATTGGTCCGAGGTCTACTACCGCACCGGGCGCGGCCGTACCGATAGCGCCATATGGTGCGCGGAGTGCGCGTCTGACACTTACTACTGCGAGCGCACCGGGCGCACGTGGCGTAGCGATGACGTTACGACCGTGGACGGCGAAACGGTAGCGCGCACGTGGGCAGAGGACAACGCCCATTACTGGGAGTCTGACGGCGAATACCATTTCGAGCCGGAGCAGGAAGAATCAGACGAAGATCAGCCTGCGGACGATAGCGGCGCCATCTACCGCTACGGAACGAACGTACTGCGGCGCCATTCCTGGCCAGGCGAGACGGCTACCGACGCGCTGTGCTTTGGCGTGGAGCTTGAGACTGAGCCGGGCGATAACACCAACGCGGGGCAGCATGCGCTGGCCGAGGCGCTTGGCGGTCGCAACGGCCACAACGGCGAGCTTGGCGGCGCTTACATTCTTGCCGCGGACGGCTCGCTCGACTGCGGCGTGGAAATCATCACGGTCCCGCAGACCCTTGAGCAGCATCACACGGGCCGCCGCATACCGTGGCGCAAGGTGGCGCACGCGCTCAAAGATGCCGGCGCCAAGGCTGGCGCTGGCACCAAGAACTGCGGCATGCACGTCCACATAAACCGCAAGGCGCTCAGCGCGCTGACGGTGGGTAAGATGCTGGTACTGATTAACTCCCCCACCATGCAGCGGTTCGTAGAGTTAGTGGCGCAACGCTCGGCCACGTCATACTGCCGACGCACGGCAAAGA